TATATTTAACAAACATAAAACTTAAACAATTACAATTATGAACAAAAACAGTTTATTAAAATTTATTCAAAAGTATTCACTAGGTGGACTTATTGAATCGGTATCATGGAATGCAGAGGGAACAAAGTTATCTGTAAGATTCATTTCAGATGATAAGACTCTATTAGGAGAAGTTGAGTTTAATGCATTCACATCAACACCATTTAACGTAGGTATTTATACTACATCATTATTGAAAAATATGATTGGTGTATTGGATAATGATATCGCATTAAAAGTAGACAAAGTAGGTGATAAAGCAGTTAGTTTGAAATTGAGTTCAGATGATACTGAAACTTCTTACCAATTGGCTGATTTGGGTGTTATTCCACCTGTACCAGATTTGAAAGCATTGCCTGAATTTGGAATTGCAATCGATATGACATCTCAAATGGTAGACCGATTTATCAAAGCAAAGGGTGCATTGAGTGATGTAGATACTTTCACAATCTTTACCGAAGGTGGTGATTTGAAGATGGCAATCGGTTATTCTTCAATTTCGACAAACAGAGTAACATTCACAGCAATCAAAGGATTTGATGGTGAAGTAAAACCAATCTCATTCTCTTCAAAGTATTTAAAAGAGATTCTTACAGCAAATAAAGAAGCAACTAATGCAAAACTAAAAGTATCAGTTGATGGATTATCAAATGTTGAATTCCAAATTGATGATTTTGTGTGTAAGTATTATTTAGTAGAAATTTCAAATTAATAAAATGGCAACAGAACAATTGGATTTATTTCCACAAGAAGAAATGCTTCCACAAGGAAGTGTAGAAATTCCAAAATCAGAAACAATTAAAGACGCGGAATGGTGTTTTCAATTTTTTAATAACGAGCCGGTAGTATTTGGTTGGCAATCGAAAGATTCTGAATCAACATCGCCGTTAGTATTACAGATTCAGCCCGTTGAAGGTGAGTCTTTGACATTCCAACAAAATGGAATGACGTTTAGAATATTTGCAAGAGAAATATCCGAAACTACAAAAATAGAAAGAGAAACACAAAACTAACATAAAATGAATGTAAAGGTAAAAAAATTACATCCGAAAGCAGTAGTACCAACCTATGCAAAAAATGGTGATGCAGGTATGGATTTGGTTATTACAGAAATAATCAATCAAAATAAATTAGATATTACTTATGGATTTGGTATATCTATGGAAATTCCTGAAGGATTTATGGGATTGATATTTCCAAGGTCATCCATCAGAAAATACGATTTGATTTTATCAAATGCGGTGGGAGTAGTTGATAGTGGTTATAGGGGAGAATTACAGGCAACCTTTAAAAAAACAGGCAACCATGTTTATGAAGCCGGTGATAGAGGTGCACAAATTATTATCTTACCATATCCTCAAATCGAATTTGAAGAAGTAGAAGAATTATCTAACACCGAAAGAGGCGCAGGCGGATTCGGTTCAACTGGAAAATAATATGAGTTTTTTCGCAAACGATATAAGTAAAAGAGAACATAGTTTGTGGGTGGAGAAATACCGCCCACAAACACTTGCCGACTATGTAGGAAATGAGCAAGTAAAAGAAACAATCCAACAATATCTGGATACGAATGATATTCCACACCTATTGTTTTATGGTAAAGCAGGCACAGGTAAAACCACACTTGCAAAACTTATTGTAAACACAATTAAGTGTGATAGTATGATTATCAACGCATCGGATGAAAACAATGTGGACACTGTAAGAACAAAGGTTAAGAACTTCGCATCTTCGGTAGGTTTCGCAGGATTCAAAGTGATTATTCTTGATGAGTTTGATTATATGACTCCAAACGCACAAGCAATCCTTCGTAACTTAATGGAAACATTTAGTAAACATTGTCGATTCATTTTGACTTGTAACTATATTGAGAAAATCATTGACCCTATCCAAAGTAGATGTCAATCTTTCGCAATTACTCCACCTACTAAAAAGGATGTGGCATTGCAAGTTAGTAAGATTTTAGATACGGAAAAGATTAAGTATGATATTAAGAATGTTGCAGATATCATCAATTCTTATTATCCTGATATCCGTAGAGTATTAAACACTTGTCAATTACAATCAGCGAAAGGAGAATTGAAAGTAGACCACAAAGTAATGGTTGAATCAAACTTCCAAACCAAATTAATTGACTTGTTGAAATCAAATGATGATAAACGTAATTTGTTTATGAAGATTAGACAAGCAGTAGCAGATAATCATCTAAACGATTATTCAGAAATGTATTCAATGTTATATGATAAAGTAGATGAATACGCTGCAGGAAATACTGCAAACGTAATCCTAACTATTGCAGATGGATTATCCAAAGATGCATTAGTAGTAGATAAAGAAATCGTATTTATGAGTACAATTATTCAAATTTTAAATATTATAAAATAATGGAACAACAGATGGGACCACAATTACCGCCAAATTTTAAATTAACGGATGCAAGAGAGATATTATGTAAATGCGGAAACAATACATATATGCCAGGCGTAAGAGTTAGAAAAGTATCAAGACTTTTGACGGGGGCACCTGAAGATATGGTTATACCGATACAGGTTTTTTTATGTACACAATGTGGAGAAGCTTTAAATGAAATGTTACCAGAAGAACTTCAAAAAAAGACTATTGAATAATGGCCGCTAAAAAAATATTTGACCATATAAACGCAATAACTGCCGAACAAGATCCAAATTACTTTGATAAACTTTCGGAAGAGGATTTGAAATCATGGAGTAACTTTATGATTAATCGATTCCTTTCTATGAAGCCGGAGTGGGTTGAACTTGTTGCAACACTTTTACCTTTGACTCAAACTTTACAACCAAAGGAAATGTATAAACTATACATAAGTGTTATTCCTAAAGGAAAATATTTCTTAAAATATATCAAAGGAAAGGCATCAGATAAATATGAACAATTTTTGGTAGATTTGATAAAAATTGAATTTCAATGTTCAGAGAAAGAAGCATTGGAATATGTTGAAGTATTATACTCGAATAGAGAAGGCAGGGAACATATAAAGTATATTTGTGAAAAGTATGGAACAGATAAAAAACAAATAACTAAATTGAAATTAAAAATTTGATAAATACAAAAAATTTAGTTATATTAGTTATATATGGCAAGAGTATCATTTTCACAATATAGTATGTGGAGCACATGCCCACAGCAATACAAATTAGCTTACATAGATGGTTTATCGGAATCAACTTCCAATATACATTCAGTATTCGGAACAGCAATGCACGAAACATTGCAAGAATATCTGAATATATGTTTGAGAATTTCAAAATCACAGGCAGATAAAACAATAGATTTAAAACTTTTCTTAAAAGAAAGGATGCGCCAATTGTATTTGAAAGAATCAAATAATGGTGAAGTAAACATTTGTACAAAAGAAGAACTTGTTGAGTTTTTAGAAGATGGAAATATCCTATTGGATTGGTTTCAAAAGTCTAAAAACTTTAATAAGTTTTTTTCATTGAAGCATGATGAGTTAGTTGCAATTGAGCAACCTATAAACACAAAGATAGCAGAAAATGTAAATTTTTTGGGGTTCATAGATTTGGTAACAAAAGATACATATAGTAATCGTTATAAGATAATTGATTTCAAAACATCTACAAGAGGATGGAGTGATTATCAAAAAAAGGATCCAGTAAAAAATGCACAAATACTTTTGTATAAAAAGTTCTATTCAGAAATGCTTAACGTATCTGTGGATATGATTGATGTTGAGTTTATCATCTTAAAAAGAAAAGTTCAAATTAGAGAAGATATACCAACACATAGAATAAGTAGACACGTACCCGCAAATGGGAAACCATCAATAAATAAAGCTTGGGCTGGATTTAAAGAGTTTGTGGATACGGTATTTGATTCCAATGGTAGTTATAGAATGGAAATTCAGTATCCGAAAAAGCCATCAAAACTATGCGAATGGTGTGAATTTTTTGGTAAGTATTGTGATGGAAAAATTTAAATAAAAACAATATATATTTTAAAATAAGTTATGGCAAAAAAGAAAATTCTGTTACTTTCAGATGATTTAAGGATGGCTAGTGGTATAGCCAATGTTTCAAAACAATTGGTGTTGGGAACAGTTGATAAGTATGATTGGCTTCAATTAGGTGCAGCGATAAAGCATCCTGAAAATGGGAAAATTTTAGATTTAAGTGAAGATGTTAGAGCTAGAACAGGCGTCGCAGATGCATCGGTGAGAATCATTCCGTTTGATGGATATGGTAATCCTGATATCATTAGGCAATTGATTATGACAGAAAGACCGGATGCTATCCTACACTTTACCGACCCGAGATATTGGATTTGGTTATATGAGATTGAGCATGAAATTCGACAATCAGTACCACTATTCTTTTATCATATTTGGGATGATTTGCCAGACCCAAAATATAACAGAGATTACTATGAAAGTTGTGATTGGTTAGGGTGTATTTCTAAACAAACATACGGAATCGTAAAACGTGTTGGTACTTGGGATAAAGAAAAATATTGGAATAAATTGCAAGATTGGCAAGTTAGTTATGTACCACATGGCATTAATACCGATGATTATGCGCCGGTAGATGTTCCTGATGAATTTAAAAAGACAATATTTGGAGATAAGGAGTACGAATTTGTATTATATTGGTCAAACAGAAATATTAGAAGAAAACAACCAATAGATGTAATGTTGGCATTCGAATCTTTTAGAAAAAGTTTACCAGAGGATAAACAAGATAAAGTTTGTTTATTAATGCACACTACTCCGGTTGAAGAACATGGAACGGATTTACCAAAAACAGCAGAACACTTGATGCCGGATGCAAAGATTATATTCGCATCAAATAGATATACAGAAAAGGAATTAAACTATTTGTATAATATCGCAGATGTTA